TGGATTTGGAGGTGAAACTCTTGACACTCAATCACTAACATCTTTAAATAATGATGGATTTTCGCTTGGTAATAGCAGCGGAACATATGATGTAAATTTAGCGGACCAGAAGTACATTTCGTGGTCTTTCAAACAACAGCCTGGTTTTTTTGACGTTGTTACGTGGACAGGCAACGCTCAATTTGGAAGAGACATTCCGCACAACCTCGGCTCCCCGCCGGGCATGATCATCGTTAAAAACCTTAGCGAGAACTTTGACTGGGCTGTTTATCATCGCGGAATTGGTAATGGCACAGCATTACGTTTGAATCGTACCAATGGTCAGTTAGGTAGCGGCGGTTATTGGGGATATGTTGATCCTACTTCAACCTCTTTTAAGCTAACCAGCAATACCAATGTAAACGGAAATAATGACCTATATGTTGCCTATCTTTTTGCTCACAATGACCCAAAATTTGGTAAAAACTCTAACGAGTCAATCAGTCACTGTGGAAGCTACGTTGGAAACGGCCAAGTACCTGGTCCTACTGTAAATATAGGTTTTGAACCACAATTCCTTTTAGTTAAACGAGCAACTAACAGTGGTCCTTGGAGTATTTTTGATGCTAGATTGGGTCAATCTCATTCTGGTGACAACAACACTTTATTCGCCAATAGTGGTTCCGGACCAGTCGAAAATACTAGGATCCGTTTTACTTCAACTGGTTTTGAAGTTATTAGCTCAAGTAGTGAAGTAAATCAAAACTTCAACAACTATGTTTTCTTGGCCATCCGGCGTCCACATAAAACTCCCGAATTAGGTACTGAAGTTTTTGATCCACACCTTTATACTAGTGACACAGCTGGTGTTTTATCTAGTACCTCAGTTGAAACAGATTTATTAATTCAAGCTACGCCTAATAATTTCCAGGAGGATCCCCACGTTTGGAGTCGTTTTGGTGGTAATAGATTCCTTACTACTAACGAAACGAACAATAGACTTGATAGTGGGGAAATAAATCAGTTTTCACTAGCATCAAATACCGGTTTTGAGTTTACTAATTATCGGGGTGTAGAAGATGTAATCAACTGGAACTTTAGACGTGCTCCTGGTTTCTTTGATATAGTTGCCAGTACTGGTAGCGTAGGAGCAACAAATGCCGATGGAAAATATATTCGCCCTCACAACCTAGGAGTAGCCCCTGAACTTATTATCCATAAGAACAGAAGCGGCCTTGGTGGTTATCCATGGTGGGTATGGAGTAGGTTCTTATCAAATAATGATGGCGATTATGTAAGAACAATGTTAAAGGGATTTCAGGGTACTTCTGAAGAAGAGTTATATACAGACAGCGAACTTGTTCCTTCTCCAGATGAGCATAATTTCTATTTGCAGCCAACTCCAGATGAGCGAAATCATATTTTAGCTGCATACGAATATTTCCTATTTGCAAGCTTACCCGGAGTTAGTAAGATTGGAACATACATTGGTAATGGAGAGAGTATTAATATTGACTGTGGCTTTACTAATGGCGCTCGTTTTGTTTTAATTAAGAATATTACCGGCTTTTCCAATTGGATTATACTTGATTCTACTTCAGGCATTAATACAGGAGTTGAACCTGTATATATTCCTGGCATTGATGCAGATGCCATAACTGGTTTTGATGTCTTAGATCCATATGCACCTGGTTTTACCGTTAGTTCTAACGCACCAGGAGTAGCTAACACAGTTGGCGACACCTATTTATATCTAGCTATTGCTTAACCAAACATTTAACACATTTAATTATGGAAGTACGTAATCGTGAGACTGGTGAAGTTATCAGCCTCCGTCAATTTCGCCGTGAACACCGAAATATTAGTTTTTCGCGGCGTATTTCTGAAAGCACCTTTGATCACTTTGGCTACGATATCGTGCATCAAGGTTCTTACCCACAAATTACACCTCCTTACGGAATGGTCGTCCGAGACGGTGTGGAGCAAATTGATGGAAAATGGTATACGCGTTATGTTGAGGGCCCTATTTTCCGAGAGACCGTTGAAGAGGATGGCACTGTATCTTCCGCTGCGAAGAATGAGCGCATCCATCGTCGGCACATTGACCGGGAAGCAGCCAAGGCAGTCCGCGCGAAGCGCAACGCATTGCTGAGGGAAACCGACTACCGATTGGTTTCTGATGCTCCCTGGGAGAAGCAGCCCTATCGGCAGTATCGCCGTCTGTTGCGGGGTGTTCCTCAGCAGGATGGGTTCCCCCATGTTATCGAGTGGCCGGAAGAGCCGGAAGAACTGATTATTACCGAAGAAGAGACCCCTACCACTGATACACCTACATCTGACGAGACACCAACCTCTGACGAGACACCAACAGCTGAAGAAACTCCTACAACTGAAGAAACCCCAACAGCTGAAGACACTTCTGCAACTGATTCAGATTCAGAGACTCCCTTTTCGTATCCTCCGCTCGATTCCTCTACCTTTAACCCTAGCCCTCACGCCTACTAAGACTCGAAACGAGCCTGGCTTTATTGAGCTGTTGCTTTGCCTTATAGAAGCTGTTCATTCTTGTCGTTACAAGCCTCATCAGGATACCTTCTGGAGGCTTTTACTTCCACACTTTGATAAATATTATGCCTGAATATATAATCGTGCCACTACTGTCCGGCGTACTTGGAATAGCTGGAATATTGAATCGGAAGATTGATAGGAATGAAAGGCGCATGGATGCTCTTGAATTAAAAGTGGCAGAAACCTATGTCACTAAGCGTGAATTAGCCGACAAATTCAACCTAATTATCTCCAACTTAAACCGGCTTGAAGACAAAATCAGCAATCATTTTAATTAAATATGGAAATTTTTGGAATTACAGTTGCTTTGGAAACACTAGGTTTTATTGCCGCGTTTATTGCTTCTGAAGTTATTGGCAGCTCTAATCATAAACACAATTCAATTGCTCAAGTAATTACACCATATATCGATAAATTTCTTCCTACGCGCAAAAACAAAGAAAAACATAAGCAAAAGAAACGTCGAGGTGCTTTAGACAGCAAAATAAATAATCGAATACAACTAGCTATGTTGGAAGATCATATGACACGCATTGAAAACAAACTTGACCAAATTTTAATTAGAAACAGTTAATTATGACCCACCAACTTGTAGATCTCTATCGCGACAAAGTTCTAGGAGAATACGGTACGCTTGCAGGTGCTGAAAAGGCTCTTAGCCGTCTGTATCCAAAAGCTGGTCGCTATGAGATTAAATCACCCAAGGTACATAAACCACGGGCAAAGAAATCTGATGTCAAAGAAGAAAGCAACTGAAGATCAGTTTAACGATCTACACAACCTCGTTACAGCTGAATTTCTTAAACGTATTAAAAGTGGAGAAGCCACTACACAAGACCTAAAGGCTGCGTGTGATTGGCTTCACAAAAATGATATTTCCGGTGTTGCCTATGACGGTAACCCGTTGGACAAACTATCTTCCATTCTACCCAAAGTAGACCCTGAAATGGTACAAACTCGTCTGTATGGCAAAAGGTAGAACACAACGTTATTATGACGCTAACCCTGCAGCAAATCGCAGGCGTTTAAAGCAACAATCCAAATATCAAAAGACGGCTAAAGGCAGGCGTCTAAAAATAAATGCCAACAAAGCAAATCGAAAATTAGGCACTTACGGCAATGGTGATAACAAAGATGCGGCACACACCTCTAAAGGGATACGTCTTGCATCTAAAAAAGCCAATCGCAGTAAAAAAGGAATTCACGCCTAATGACCCCCTTGCTTCCAACACCTGATCATTACCTATACAATTTAATAGCCATGTCGTCCTCTGAAGCAAAGCGCCTTTGGAGGCGCAGTATCAAAGAATTTTTTGATTGTACATGTGTCTATTGCGGAGAAACTTATGAACTTAATGAACTATCTCTTGATCATGTTCATCCTCGTTGCCACGGAGGTGGCGACTACAGGAATGTCATGCCAGCTTGTGTCAAATGTAATCAGGAAAAAGGAAGCCAACACTACTTAGAATTTATGCGTTCAACGTTTGGTGTTAATCGCCTACGTGAATATGTACTAGCAACACATACCCAGTAGTCCATATGCGCCCACTACAACGCCCTAGAAGACCGTTTAAATATACTTTAGGTATCAATCCATATGTCCACCGTTTTAGAAGCCATACAGGCCGATTTTAAGCTGTTTCTTCAAGCTTTATGGGATCAGTTAGATCTTCCTCCACCTACTCGTGCACAATACGCTATTGCTGACTACATCCAACACGGTCCTAAGCGATTACAAATACAAGCATTTCGAGGTGTTGGTAAATCTTGGATTACTGGCGCCTTTGTTCTTTGGACTCTTTTTAATAACCCCGAAAAAAAGATCATGATCATCTCCGCTTCTAAAGAGCGGGCTGACAATATGTCTATTTTTCTTCAGAAGCTAATTATTGAAACACCCTGGCTTTCTCATTTACGTCCAAAGTCCGACGATGCAAGGTGGTCTAGGATCAGCTTTGATGTTAACTGTTCACCCCACCAAGCACCCTCCGTTAAATCAGTCGGCATAACGGGCCAGTTGACCGGAAGCCGTGCTGACCTAATGATTCTTGATGACATTGAAGTTCCTGGTAACTCAATGACTGAAATGATGCGGGAAAAACTACTACAACTGTGTACAGAAGCAGAGTCCATCCTTACACCAAAAGATGACTCCCGCATCATGTATCTAGGTACACCTCAAACAACATTTACTATCTATCGTAAGTTAGCAGAACGTAACTATCGTCCTTTTGTTTGGCCTGCACGTGTACCTAGAAAATTATCTAATTACGAAGGCTTAATTGCGCCTCAACTACAAGAACAAATAGATAATGGCGCAAAACCTTGGGAAGTAACTGACCCTGACCGCTTTGCTGATGATGATCTTCTCGAACGTGAGGCAGCAATGGGTCGCTCTAACTTCATGCTTCAGTTCATGCTGGATACCAGCTTGTCTGACTCAGAAAAGTTCCCTCTCAAGTGCAGCGACCTTGTTGTCACTAGTGTTAATCCCTCAACTGCTCCTGACCACGTGGTCTGGTGTTCC